AAAGAAACCAAAAACAATGAGTAAGATACACCAGCACTTACAAAAGAATTTAAATGTAAAAGAAAAACTAAAACAACAATTAAAAAATGAAATTAATTAAAACAATGTCAAAGGAAGATTTACTTATGTTTTCAGTAGACTTAATAAGTAAAACCTATATAGAATTAGGACAAAACAATGTAGAAGAAGATACTATAATGATAATGTCAAAGAGTTTGTCAGCAGATTTATCAAGAATGTTTAAAAACTTTTATTTTGAAGATGCACAAAATGCCTTTAACTTAGGAGTAAGAAGTCCTATCACAAGTGATTTTATACATTTAACTGTTCCTATTTATATGAGATGGTTAAGAAAACATAAAGATTTAATATGGGAAGCAAGATCAAGATTTGAAAGAGGAGATAATATTAAATCAATACCACATTATAGACCTGAACCAAAATTATTAAAATAAAAATATGAGATTACTAATATATATAATAATAGTTTTAATTTTTTGCAGTTGTAGTACAATTAAAAAAACAGACGATACTTACCATAAATGGAAAGGAGATAATAATATAATATTTTACGAATAATGAAATTAACAGATTACGAATTAGAAGATGTAAAATCTTGGGATTACCCAAACTTTTGCGATGCTTATATAAGTTATGCAGAAGATGAAAATGGAAAAGAAATGACTGAACAGCAGATAGAAAAATGGACTGAAAATAATGAAGATGAGTTCTATGAAATGGTATTAGATTCTTTAAGATGATAGGGTGGGTACTAATAACAGCTATTGGAATGTGGCTAATAAGACAACTAAAATGAATACAAAAGATACTATAAGAAAGATTCTATTACAAAAACCTCATTTACGAGATAATGATAATAAATTAATTTCTTCTTATTGGTATCGTGAATTGTCTAGTAAAAATATAGATGCAGAAAATATTACTGCTTTAGACTTTTTACATAAGTATGCAGACAATGAACTAACTAATGCAGAAACAATTAGAAGAATGAGAGCAAAGCTCCAGGAAGACGAACCAAGTTTAAGAGGTAAAGCTTATGCTATAAGAAAAGGTAAGATACAAGAACAATGGAGAAAAGACTTAGGATATGAAAACAATCAGCAAACTTAAGAAAGAACTTGATAAGTGGTTTAGTCTTTACATTAGACTTAAAGACGCTACATTAGAAGGAATGGTACAATGTATAACTTGTGGATCTGTTAAATATTATAAACAAGGTATGCAAAACGGACATTTTCAAAGTCGTTCTTTTTTAGCAACTAGATTTGATGAGCAAAATTGTCAACCTCAGTGCGTAGCTTGTAATATGTTTAAACAAGGAGAACAGTATAAATTTTCTTTAGCATTAGATTCAAAGTATGGAGAAGGAACTGCACAAGAATTAGAATATAAAGCAAGGCAAATAAATAAAATATCAAGAGTAGAATATGAAGAAAAGATAACTTATTACAAATCAGCTGTTAAAAACTTAAAAGAAGAAAAAGGTATTGAGTAATATTTTATTATATATTTGAAAAATGATTGACCCTATTTATTCAAGTCAAGAACACAAATTAACGCTAGATGTTTATATTAATATGTGTAAACAGTTTGCAAAAGACGTCAGCAGCAACACAAAATATAATAATTATCTAGACGTAATATCAATTATATTTGAATATCATAATGGATATGGGCAAGGCAATAAAGAAAATGGTAGCTTTTATGATTGGCTAATGATTATACCAATAAATTTATCAGTAGCAACAAATGGATTCTTTGCTGGAATAGAAACAAAACGAAACTCTATTATAATTCGTTCGTATAAGGTTGTCTTAGATCAAATGCTACAAGAGGTAGTAGATAGAATAGACTTACTAGAACCTACTAATGAATAAGATATACACAGAAATAGCTAAGCTTACAGATAAGTTTAGAACTATGTCATATAGGTTAACGACAGATGAAAACAAAATAAATGAAGCAGTGCAAGAGTTAATGTTATATTTTCTTACGCAAATGAATAAAACAACACTTAAGTCAATTTATGATAAAGACGGAATAGATGGTTTAACAAAATACGGAGCAGTAGCTTTACGTAGGTCTTTAACAAGTAAAAGAAGTAGCTTTTATTATAAATTTGATAAATACTATACTCATATTGATAACTTTACAAGCACAGTAACTTATGACATTACAGAAACAGGAGAAATAATACCTAGTAAACACCTTTATAATTTACCTAATGAAGAAGTAGATAATTCACAATTACATACATTAGAAATTATAGACGTAGAACTAGATAAGTTAAATTGGTATGATAGAGAATTATTTAAATTATATTATTATGAAGGTAATACATTAGACTCACTAGCCTTTAAGACTAAGATAAGTAGGAATAGCTTATTTACAACAATAGACAAAGTAAGAACAATACTAAAAAATGAATTAAATGAAGATGTATGATCCTGTAAAGAATGATAGTTTTGTAATGATGTTTGGTTTTAGACATCCTGATTGGTGAAAGAAATGAAAATAACAAACGAAGATAATATGGAGTTAATGTCTAGGTATAAAGATAATCATTTTGACCTTGCTATAGTTGACCCTCCTTATGGGATAGACATAGCTAAATGGGATAAAAAAGAATTGAAACCAACTAAAGAATATTTCAAAGAATTATTTAGAGTTAGTAAAAATCAGATAATATGGGGAGGGAATTATTTTACAAATAATTTAATAGAGACAAGGTCTTGGCTAGTCTGGGATAAATATTTTGTAAAAACTGGTTTTTCAAAAAATATAGATGAATTTGAATTAGCTTGGACATCTTTTAACAATAAAGCTAAAATATTAAGATATACAAGTGTTGGCAATACAAGTGGTTTTGATAAAAATATAAAGGTAGATTATAATTACAAAGGGAAAATACATCCAACACAGAAGCCAGTTAAATTATACGAATGGCTATTAATGAACTATGCAAAAGAAGGAGATAAAATTTTAGATACTCACTTAGGTTCAGGAAGTATTGCAATTGCTTGTTATAACTTAGGTTACGACTTAACAGCTTGTGAACTTGACAAAGAATACTATAATGCAGCTATAAAAAGATTAGATCAACACACATCTCAATTAAGGATAATATGAATAAGTTTTTTGTTCCTAACGAAGTCTATGAAGATAGAATAGCTATTTGCAAAGGTTGTGTTTATTATTTTAAACCAACAGGAACTTGTAAAGACTGTGGTTGCTTTATGAAAATCAAAGCAAGATTAGCATTTATGGCTTGTCCTCAAAAGAAATGGAACAAAACAACTAACATAGAAGCACCTGATGATTTACCACAAGAAATAATAAACGAGATATTAGATATGTGGGCAGACCTTAAAACAGGAAGAGCAAAAAACCAAGAAGCAAAAAAAAAGATGATAGAAACATACAACGTAATTTATAGTACTAACTATTCAACAGGTACTAATTGCGGTTCTTGTATATCTACTTGCTTTGATGCAATTAAAAAACTATATAAAAAATACAGCGAATGAGTTATTTAACACACCTTAAAAGAAACAAGATGCACTATTCAAGCAGATGGGTAGTAAAATATAATGAAGAGCTAGTAAAAGAAGTAAAGCTTATATATGCTCCTGATGAATATAGAAAATTTAATGATGCTAGACCTTTACATACACAAGACGGACTAATTAAAATATTAGAAAATGACAAAGAAAGAAGAACTGATAAATCCTAAAATGTTAATGAGCAAAGAAGAATTAGGAATACCTGACTACTATGTTGGTAAAGTCTATGGCTATGAAGCTAGAAAAGTAGTAGAAGATTTTGATTTAAGTTATAACCTGGCTACTGCTTGTTCTTATTTATTAAGAGCTAAAAATAAACATAGTGATGGCGGTGTACAAGATATAAGAAAAGCTATAAATCATTTACATTTTGAATTAGATAAATTACATAATGGCACTTTATAAATGCGAATGTGGTAAAGAAGAAAAAGAAATAAGTAAAGCTACAATAGTTTATAGAGATGGTAAGTGGGTAGCAAAGGAAGCTGAATGTAGTTGTGGTCTTTATATGGATAGTGAACCAGCAGAAGGTATGCCAACAATTAAACGCACAGAACCATCTCTAACTAAGAGAAGGAATAAACTATGGGAAGGTGCTAAAGAAAAGCTTATAGGAGAAAGAGGTATCAATGAATCATTTGATTAATGAAGTACGTCATAAACAATAGTGAAGACAAGCAAAAGTTATTTGACTATCTAAAAGAATTAGGTAATGACTATATTGTAGACGTTAAGAAACAAAAAAACAATAGAAGCAAAATGCAGAACAATTACTATTGGGCGTGTATAGTACAACCATTAGCATCAGAGCTAGGTTACTTTCCTGATGAAATGCACGATACACTTAAAGTAAAGTTTGCTAGTGAATGGCAAAGTATAGATATAAACGAAAGACAAATAGGATTACAAGTAGTAAATAGTACAGCTACACTAAACACTAAAGAGTTTGAAGTATATGCAGATCAAATAAGAATATGGGCTTTGTATGAACTAGGTGTAAGACTAATGCTGCCAAACGAATACGAGTAATTTCTATTATATTAAAGATTAGATAACTAAATTAAACTGATTAAAATGGACGGACGAAGAAACAATAAAGGAACTAAAGGAAACAAAGGAGGTAGACCGAGTAGGTCAGAAGAACAAAAGTTAATAGAGCATTTAACACCTATGAATGGATTAGCTTTAGAGTCATTAGAAAAAGGATTAGAAAAGAAAGAACAATGGGCAGTTAAGTTATTCTTTGAATACTTCTATGGTAAACCTCAACAAAGAGTAGATGTAACTACTAATGAAGAAAGTCTTAATATGCCAATTATTAACTTTGTAGAAACTGAACCTGTTATAAAATTATCAGGAATTGATACTGAATAAGAAATACCAGGAACTTTTTTCATCAAAAGCTAGATACTACATTATAACAGGTGGTAGAGGTTCAGGTAAGTCTTTTGCTGTTACAGTCTTTCTTACACTTCTTACAATGACTGAAGGCATTAGAGTATTGTTTACACGTTATACAATGACATCAGCGCACTTATCAATTATACCTGAATTTTTAGAAAAGATTATATTATTAGGATATGAAAATACATTTAGTGTAAATAAAGCTGAGGTAGTTAATTTAAAGAATAAGTCAGATATTCTATTTAGAGGTTTAAAAACTTCAGCAGGTAATCAAACAGGTAATTTGAAATCTTTAACTAATGTATCAAATTGGGTTTTAGATGAAGCAGAAGAATTAGTAGACGAAGATATATTCGATACAATAGATTTAAGCATTAGAGAAAGAGATATACAAAATAGAATTATACTTATTTTAAATCCGGTTACTAAGGAACACTGGATATACAAAAGGTTTTTTGAAGACAAAGGAGTTGAAGCTGGTTTTAATGGTTTTAAAGACAATGTATGCTATATACATAGTACATACCTAGACAATGAAGAAAACCTATCAGAAAGCTTCTTAGAGCGTATTAAGACTATAAAACATAATAACTTTAAAAAGTATCAGCATAGAATACTTGGCTCTTGGTTAGACAGAGCAGATGGAGTAGTATTTGATAATTGGAGTATAGGAGAATTTAATCCTGATAATTTACAGACTTCTTGTGGTATGGACTTTGGATTTAGTATTGATCCTGATTCATTGACTGAAGTAGCAATAGATAAAAAGAAACAAAGAATATATCTTAAAGAGCATATTTATAAAAATGGTTTAAAATCACAAGATTTAGCACAAATAGTATTAGACAAAATAGGTCAAAAACTTATTATAGCAGATTCAGCAGAACCTAGACTAATAGCAGATTTAAAGCATTTAGGAGTAAACATCAAACCTGTTAAGAAAGGAACTATTGAAAGCGGTATAACAAGAATGCAAAATTATCACTTAGTCATAACACCTGAATCTACTAATATAGCTAAAGAGCTTAACAACTATGTATACGCAGATAAGGGCAGTAAGCTTTATGTAGACAATTACAATCACGCAATAGATGGAATTAGATATAATATAATTTATAATTTAGATAATCCTAATGCTGGAAGGTATTATGTACAATAAAAAAGAGGAGCAACAACACTCCTCTAATTTATAACTAAAACTAAGCAAAGATAACATTTTAAACTAAATAACAACTATTTCTATTATATAGTATATGAAGATTAAAATTAAAAAGCAAGATAAAGTAAAAGAATTTAATTTAATCAGTAAGTGGGAAGATGTAACATTAGAAAAATGGTTAGCACTAATTGATTTTCATAAGCTTAATAAAAGTAAAGAAGCAGAAGAAACAATAGCAGCATTATCTAACATTCCTAAAAAGTTAATAAAGGAATTAGAGTTAAAAGATGTAGCTGTTATAATGAGTAAAATATCAGAGTTACAACAGAAGCAAGATAGTTCTTTAAAAAGAGTAATTGAAATAGAAGGTAAAAGATATGGCTTCCACCCTGACTTAGATTCTATTACGTTAGGAGAATGGTCAGACTTAGAAACTATGATAAAGAATAACGTAGAAAAACATTTACCTGAAGTAATGGCTATATTATACAGACCTATAATAGAAGAGCAAAACGATATATATACTATTAAAGCTTATGATGGTAATATATCAATACGAGCTGAACAAATGAAAAAGATGGCAGCAGAGCAAGTGCAAAGTGCGCTAGTTTTTTTTTATCATTTAGGCAAAGAATCGTTACTGATTTTGCCATCATTTTTGACGGAACGGCTGAAGGTAATGAAGGAGCAGTTGCAACAGAATCATTTGCTCAAAGATGGGGTTACTTTGGTATAATGTATAGATTATGTAATGCAGATATATCAAAACTAGAACAAATAACAAAGCTGAACCTGTTAGAAGCTTTTACCTGGTTAAGTTATGAAACAGATTTAGAATCACAAAATAAAGTTAAAAGAAATGGTAAGCAATAAGACATACAATAACGTAATAGATACTTTGTGTAGACTAGGACAGTATCACAAACAAATTTCTACTGTATCAGTTGGAGATATTTTTGATATAAACTTAAAGAAGATGGAGAAGTTTCCTTTACTGCATATTAATCCAACGTCAGTACAAACAGGAGATAGTGAACTTATTTATAACTTTCAAATTTTTATTTGTGATCTAGTATCAGAGAAAAAAGATTGGAAAACATTTCAAGCTAAAGAGCTTACTAAATTATTAGATACTAAGAATAACGAGCAGCAAGTATGGAATCAAACCTTAGAAATATGTACAGACTTTATAGGTATGCTTAGACATAGTTCAAGACAATCACTAGAGGGTGTAAATGATATTAACGAACCTTTATACTTTACACAAGATCAGTTTTCAATAGAACCATTCCAGGAAAGATTTGATAATTTGTTATGCGGTTGGACTTTTACAATAGGAATTAAAGTAATGAACGACTTTAGTACTTGTGTTATACCTGTAACGGATTTAGGAGCAGGTTACTAGTGTTTAAATTTAAGATATGGAAAATAGAAATACAATTAATACCACCAAAAATAACAATTAAAATATAAAAAAAATGGCAGACTTAGTAACAACAATATCAGAACAAGTAACCTTAAACGGTTCTCTTAGAGGTTCTACAAATTCAGTAACAACAACAGGAATTAATAATGTATATGAGCGAATCGTAACTTGTACTATTGCACAAGCAACTTTTTTAGCAGCTTTTGATTCTAATTCTTATGGATCAGCAGTTCAAATAGATAAAGAAGATGTCAGATATATTAGAATTACAAATTTAGATATAACTAATACTTTAGAGTTAGCAGTTGTAGGTGCTACTAATTATCAAGTATTATTAAAAGCAGGAGAATCACATATTTTATGTGCTGCTGAAAATGTTATGCTAGCTGAAGCAGATGCAAGTCCTAGTTTTGGAGATATGGCAGACTTAACTAGTATACAAGTAAAACCCGCTGCTACTTTAGATGTGCAAATATTTGTTGCTAGCGTATAATGAAAACTGACAATATAGAAAGGTACTTAAATAGTTTTGGAAAATATGTAGTCAAGCAGTCTAGAACTAATTTAACTAAGGGTAAAAAGAATGTAAGCAAAGAGCTTTATAATTCTATTAGTTTTAAAGTAGTAACTGATGCTGATGGGTTTTCAGTACAATTTTATATGGCAGATTACGGAACTTTTATAGATAAAGGAGTTTCAGGAAATAAACAACAAAGAAGTTATAAAGACTATACAGGTAAAACAGAAACTAGTCCTTATAAATATACTACTAAACAACCACCTAGTAGATTATTAGATAAGTGGATAGTTAAAAAAGGTATAGCTCCAAGAGATGAAAAAGGTAAATTTATGTCTAGAAAAAGTATATCATTTTTAATAGCTAGAAGTATTAAAATAAAAGGAATAAAAAGTACAAGTTTTTTTCAGCGACCTTTAGAACTTGCATTAAAAGATTTTAGTAAAGATTTATTAGGTAGTATAAAAGAAGATATAATAGAAGGATTAACAACAGTAAAATAATGTCAACACAAATAACACAAACACCCTTATATGGAGGACCTAATAATGGAGCATTACCTGTCGGACAAAATATAATATTTACAGTTTTTAATAATTTTGCTGTTACTAATAAATTTAATGTAAAATACAAAGCCGAAGTACATATAGGAAACGCACCAATTAATTTAAGTATAGCAGAACAATTAATAGCTACTTTTAAAACTACACCTAACAATGTAGGAAGGGGTATATATGATTTACAATCTTTATTAGAGGGTTATATAAGTTCTGATAATTTAGGTTCAGCACCACAAAATAGTTATACAGGTAGTCAATACAAAGGAGTTTCATTTACTAACCAAACCCCACACCCTATACATTTAATAGATAAATTTGCAAGAAATACTAATGCAGTTAGATATTTTGCTATTCAATTTAGTGTAGAAGGTTCTGATACACCTACAAGTTTTATTTCTAACATAGCTAATAGTACAATAGATTCAGTACAATTTATTATGTTTAATGGAGTTTTACAGCATTATAATTACCTTACTTATCAAAATAATAATTATGGATATAATTTAAGTGAAAATTTATTATATACTGCAAATTCTGATGCTGCTGCTAAATTTTTAACTAATGCTCCAACTACTTTATATGCTAATGATAATGACTATGGTACATTAGGAATGCTTTGTTTTTTACCAACATCAACTGATAAAATTGATAATATTCTTTTATCATATTATGATAGTTCAGGAGGTAATTTAGGAGATGAGTCTGTAAGTCAAGAAAATGCAACAGGAGGATCAAGCGTAGTAGGTACAGTTACGAATCATAGATTATTATATTTTGGTGCTTACCCTGCAAATCTAAGAGGTTGGTCAACTACATTTAGAGGGTTAGTTAGTGCTAATACAATACAGGGTGGTTATTATACTGTGCAAGCAGTTAATACTGCTGGAGAAGCACAGCAATTATATACAATAAATGTAAATTGTCCTAATACTAAAGGTTTTGAAAGTGTACGACTTACTTGGTTAAACCAATGGGGGGTTTGGGACTATTATACTTTTACTATGAAATCAACTAGGTCTCTTTCTACTAATAGAACTACTTACACTCAAACAAGTGGTACCTGGAATGAAGGTTTATATAAAATTAACGGATTTAAAGGAGGTAAAAAGAATTTCAGAGTTAATACAACAGAAAGCTTTTCTGTAAATACTGACTTTATAAATGAAGCAGAAGCTGTATGGTTTGAAGAATTAATAGGAAGTCAAGAAGTATATATTTTAAACGGATTTGATAAAGACGAAGTACCACCTTATGATACTATTACAAATAAATATGTAGAACCAGTTTTAATAACGTCATCTAATTATATTCGTAAAACTATTGCCAATGATAAATTAATACAATACACTTTTGAAATGGAAAGGAACAAAACTCAATTAACACAAACCTCATAATGAGCGTACAACTAATATTATATTCACAAGCAAATACTTTAAGTGAAGTTCTAGTAAATGGTAATGATTTTACTGCTGTTAATAGTGCAGCTAATTACGACACTGCTAATACTACTAATTTTCACTTAGACATTCAAAACAACGCTCCTGCTACCATTCCTAACACTTGGTTTAGATTTAGAAACACCCCTAATACAACTCCTTCACTAGCAATATCAATAAGCGGTGTGTTAAATTTAGATACATCAGCTTCAACACCATTTTCAGGTTGTGGTATATATCAACAATTATCAGGATTAGTAGCAGGTCAAAGTTATACTGTAACAGTTAATTTAACATCAACAGTAGGAGCAATTATAATAGCTAGATATAGTGGACAAATTGGAGCAACTTTTGTAGCAACTTCAGCTAACACTAGTGTAATAACAGGGAGTTTTACAGCTTTATCAACAAATGATACTATTTTTATATCTTTGTCATCTAATTTAAATTCACTTGCATTAATTTCTCAAATATCTATAACAGGTCAGCAATTAGAAGAATTTGAAGGTCAGTTAATATGTGACTTATACGAAGACGAAGAAATACCTTTAAGTTTAAGTGTAGATAATTTTAAGAACGTAGCAGAAAAAATACAGTCTTATTCTAAAGATTTTAATTTACCTGCAACTAAAAGAAATAATAAAATATTTGGTAATATATTTGAAATAACTAGAACAGTTGCTAATCCTTACGACTTTAATCCTTATGTACAAACTAGAGCAGTACTTAAGCAAGATGGTCTTATTTTATTTGAAGGTTCATTAAAACTAATAGACATACAAGATAGAGAAGGAGAAATAAGCTATAATGTTAATTTATATGCTCAGACAATAGCTTTAGCTGATATACTAAAAGAAAGAACTTTTGATTTTATAAACTTTGATGAATTACAGCATACTTATGACAAAGAAATAATAAAGGGTAGTTGGTTTGCAAATGGTTTAACTTTGACTAATTTTTTACAAGCAGGTTCTTTTGCAGGTGCAGCTAATACAAAAGTTACTGACGTTTTAAAATATCCTTTTGTAGATTGGACACATCAAATGTTATATGCTAATGGATCAACAGGAAATAACGCTACTTTAGGAGCACCTGAATTAACTTCTTTAGAACAAGCATTTAGACCTTGGATTAAAATTAAGTATTTAATAGATAGAATTTTTAGTGATGCTGGTTATACTTATTCATCATCAATATTTAGCAGTATAGCGTTTGGAAAACTTTTTATGGACTTTAATTGGGGTGGTGATACTATGCCTTCAGTTATTGGAGATACTAGCTATACAGGTACTTATGACTATGTTAATTCAGGTATAATATTTGAAAATAATACTGCAACTTTTGAACCTTTACCTTTATTATCTAATAGTGTAACAGGAGGTTTATCTACTTCAGAAGTTCCGCCTGATTATCAAACTTCAGGAGTAGACATTTATAAAATAGTTTCAACAGGAGATAATCAACAATATAATATAGATTATAATTGGAGACTACAACATCAAGGTGCAACAAGTACACTTAATGCAAGGTGGCAATTTTATGATGCTAATACGACTTTAACACAAGAAATAAATTTTGCTACTTCAAGTATATCAGGTGCTTTTCATACTAATTATACAGGTAATATACAAGTAGCTTTAAATACAGGGGATAAACTATGGGCAGAATATAACAATACAAATACAACTAGCGGATCATACAGGTTAGCTTTAACTTCTTTATCAGGAAACGTAACTTTTAATTTAAGTAGTTCATTAGTTGATTCATCTACATTAAATTCTTTAAGAGGAGAAATTAATCAATGGGATTTTTTAAAAGGTATTATGACTATGTTTAACTTAGTTACATTACAAGATAAATCTGATCCTGCTAATATTATTATAGAAACTTATTCAGATGTTTTTATAAAAACGACAGCAGGAATTACCTTAAAAGAAAGAAACATACAAGCAGATTGGACTAATAAAATAGATTTAAAAGATATAAAATTAACATCATTAAACGATTTAAAAAAGAAAACAACTTTTAAGTACGAACAAGACGATGACGATTATGTTTTTAATTTGTATAAAAAATCTACTTCAGGTTTTTTGTATGGTAGTAAAGTTTTTAGTGCTGAAGGTTTAACTTTATTAGAAGGAGTAGAAGAAATAGTAGCAAGCCCTTTTGCTGCAACAGTTTCAAAACCTTTATGGGACCAATTACCTGAATTTATAACACCTTCTATTTATGCAGTTGATGAAGATGGTTCTTCTAGTGGATTTGAAAACAAACCTAGAATATTATTTCAAATGAATTTAGCTCCAATAACTATGAGTTCTACTTTTTTTATACCTCAACAAAATGGTAAAGCAAGCGAAAATAGCAGTCAATTATTTACATTTTCACATTTAACGGCATATAATCCTACAATAGCTAGTACTACTGATGACTATAATTTTGGAGAATGTCAACTATTTAACCCAATAGGTAATGCTGTAACAAGTAATTTATTTAATAATTATTGGCTACCTTATTACAATCAGTTATACAATCCTGATACTAAAACTATGAATATTAAAGTTAATTTAACAGCAGGAGATATAGCACAGTTTTCTTTCACAGATTATATTATGATTAAAAATAGAGCTTATAGAGTTAATAGAATAGACTACAAACCAAAAGATTTATCAACTGTTGAATTTATACTTATAAACTAATGGAATTTAGAACAGGATTAGCAGTAAAACCTAAAGAGGTATTAAGAAGTGGACTAGTTGTCTTTACAAACGGAACAACGGACGTTACACCTAATCAAATTGACTGTGAAGCATACGGATATACTTACAATCATATAACACAAACTTGTGAAGCTTATAGTTATACTATGAGAATACAACAAACTTTAAGTAATGAAACAAATACTATAAAGGGTTCTACTAACTCAACAGAATTAGGTACAGCTAATACTTATGTAATTGGAGATAGTAATGTAGTAAAAGGAGAAGCAAGAAATAATATTATAGTTGGTAGTAATAACGAAATAGCAAATGATGTAAATAATGTAGGTGTATTTGGAACTTTTGGACAATCTACTGCAAGTAATTCTATTGTACTAGGAGGTAATGCTGGAGCAGATACTTTAGGAGAACGACAAAGTATACAATTAATGTATGGAACACAAACAACAGCAGGAGCAACAGTAGATAGTTATTTAAATAATATAACAGATAGTTTTTTTATAATTCCTACTGATACTATAATGTATTTTCACGCTGATGTTATAGCAGTAAGAGTAGCTGGAACTAATACAGGAAGTAGAGGGGATTTTGCATCATTTGTAGAAAGAGGAGTAGTTATAAATAAAAGCGGCACACTTACGATTAGTAGGGAAAGAGAAGCGGTTAAAAGTAGCGGAACAGTTACAGATTGGCGACCTACTGCTAGTGTATCAGGAATTAAGTTTATAATGCAAGTAAGAGGAGAAACAGATGTAACTGTAGAATGGTGTAGCAATATAACATTTACACAAATTAAAACAGGAGTAGCACTTTAAAAAATAAAGATATGGCAACAGAAGAAGTTTTAAAATTTGAAGTAAAATCAAACGTAGCAAGTATATCTAAAGATATGAAAAAACTTAGCGAAAATACTGAAGAAGCTACTAAAGAGCAAAAAGCATTAAACTCTAGTACAAGTATTGCAGCAGTCGGTTTTAAAAGACTAAGAGGAATGGTGGCTGCTCTTGGTACTGCTTTAAAAGCTTTAGGTATTGGTTTATTAATATCTGCTTTTGTAGCGCTGCAAGAAGCGTTAGGAAGAAATCAAAAAATAATGGATCAAGTCAATACAATAATGACAACTGTATCTATTACGTTTAATCAAATAGTAAACAGTTTAATAAACACTTTTAATTGGATTACTAAAACCTCAGATAGATTTAATGGATTAAGCAAAGTAATTCAGGGTTTGTTAAAAATTGCTATATACCCTTTAAAATTAAGTTTTTTTCAAATTAAATTAGCAGTACAAGCAGCTCAGTTAGCTTGGGAAGATAGTTTTTTAGGTGGAGGAGACGCAGAAAAAATATCTGAACTAAGGCAAGGAATAACAGAAACTACTAAAGATATTACAAATTTAACAAAAGAAACAATAAAAGCAGGTTCAGATGTAGTTACTAATTTTGCAGATGCTGTTTCTGAAGTAGGAGCAATATATACAGTTACAGCAGAAAGTCTATCAAAAATAAGCATTAAAGGTAATAAAGAATTAGCAGAATCAACTACTGCTGCACAAAATAGTTCAAAATTAGCAGAAGCTCAAATACAAGGTTTAATAGAAAAAAATGATTTACTAGCTGAAAAACAAAGGCAAATAAGAGATGACGAAACTAAAACTTTTGCAGAAAGAATAGCTGCTAATGAAGAATTAGGTAAAGTATTAGATGATCAAGAAGTAGAAATGTTAAAGTTAGCAGACAAAAGAGTTGCAGCAGCAGCATTAGAATTATCAGCAAACAAAAAAAATATAGATTTACAAGTAGCTTATCAACAAACTTTAAATGATAGAGCTGGAGTTGAAGCGCAAGTTGCAGGATTTAGAAGTGAGCAATTAACAAATGAAGTTTCTTTAAATAAAGAACAATTAGAAATCCAAAACGAATTAAGAGCAGAAGGTTTGTCAGGTATTGAAAGGGAATTAGAAGAGCTAGAAAATGCTTATAATCTTAAGTTAGATATGGCTAGAAAGTCAGGAGATGATATAACTGCAATTACTGAACAATATGAAAAACAAAAAGAAGCAGTAGTACAGTCAGGAGTTAATGCACAATTAAGTGCATATTCAGCTCTTACAGGTGCTTTAGGTAAGTTAGCAGGAGAAAATAAACAATTTGCTTTAGCCCAAGCTATTATAGACACTTATGCAGCAGCTAATTCAGTCTTA